CCGTTTGTTGCAGTTGCTTCAGGAACTACTGCTTGAATTTTTCGTCCATGTTCATCACGTAAACGAATAACTGTTTGTGCTAAAAGTTTGTGAATACCCGCGCTTGCATCTTGTCCTGCAGCAGTCAAAACATTAAATTCATGTGTTTCGATAGCTTCAATAAGAGCATCAACTTGACTACCAGCATCTACATCAGTCCCATTTGTAAATGAAATAAGAACTGGAGTAGTTAAAGCACCTAGCATTTCCATACCATCATCCTCTTTTGCTGAATCAATAATGGTTGGAACAAAATAATCATTCGCAATCAAACCACTTGCTGAAGTAACAACTTGTTTATCAACTACATCTGATCCAAAGAATGTTTGAACAATGTATTTACCAACATTGCTAGGATCAGGCATAACAGATACTTTTAAATCGTTGCCTCGACTACCAGAGCATGCTGCTTCAAAAGTCCAAGGAAGAACATCTGATTGAGCATGTGCTTTGTCTCCACCATTAAAGTTGAAAACATAAACTTTCTTAGCCTTAATCAAAATATTGCGTAAAGCTGTTAATTCTGGGCTACCAATTGGCAAACCAAATAACGAAATGAAATTAGATCGTGCATCTACTTCAATAACTCCATTTTTACCCCATTTAAGGTTTTGCATAATCGTAAAGACTACACCTTTTTCAGTTTCATTTACAATCGGTTGCCCTTTAGACACCACGTTAATGTATGCACCAGGCAATACTTTATTTTGTTTGTCCCAAATTCCACCAGCCATTAGAAAAGCCCTCCATTTTTGTAATTATCTACAGCTTTTAAAGCCTCATTCCATGTATATTTCAAACTAGCTTTCAAAGCCAGATTAAAGTAAGTACGTTGTGCTCCAATTACGAGTGTGAGCAACTCAGGCTTGCTGTATTTTGTTTCTGCTGCTGTAACTGCAGCACTTTTTGTTTTAGCCATCTTTCAGACCTCCTTTATAATCTAATTTGTCATTGAATTTTCCACCATCATCTTGCATTACATGAACTTCTAAAGCAAAAGAAAAATGTAATTCAAGAAAAGGCGGATCAGATTCTGTTATTTCAAAGTTTCGCTCTGTCATACGAGCTATTCCATGTATCTGTTGTATTTCTATGGCTAATCTCTCAGCCATTGCATCAACATCTTCCCGAGTTTCTTCTTGTTTTGGAAAATAAACAATATTATAGCGGTAAAGACGTTTCTGCATATCAAACAAATGAGGAATAACATTCATACTTACTCTTTGAACAAAAAAAGATGGGCCTTTTAAGTCATCTTCTTCAAAGTCAATATTTTCAGTATAAATAGGTATATCAGAAAAAACAGAATCAAGTGTATCAGCAATAGCTTTTGTGATATCCAACTTAACCTCCAATTAATTTTTCCAATGCATTTTCAAAAGCTTTAATCATAATGTCATTCATAGCTTTTTCAATAGGATCTAAGGACTTCTCTAACATGTGAACTCCTTCAACCCAACCATTTTTCAAACGTTTCCCAAGAACAGGGACGTATCTTCCGACTTGTTGCCTATGGCCTTTTTCCACATAGATTGCATACTCTGCATCATTGTAGATTTCAACCATCAGATTACTTCCAGATCTCTCTGTTTTACCGGCATTCCACGACCTTCTTAAGTTCCCATGACCTTTTGTCTTCATGGTAGCTTCAAATAAGTTATTGCCTTGTAATTTCAACCCTGTATAAGTAATAGAGTTACCAACAGGCGTATTCTTTTTTACAATACGAATTGCTATATTTGTAACCCTTTGGAACTCTTTTTCCAACTCTTTTAAAATCAAGTCGTCTTTGACATATTTATCAAAGTTTTTAACGAAGGCTTGGAATTCACTATCATCAAATTTTGCTGATAAAGTCATTATTTCACCTTGTCTTTATACTGAAGATATATTTCCTGATGGCTAGAATATCCAAATGGCAAACTACCAATGTACTCAGTTACTCGACCATTTACATCAGTCACAGTGATTTCTGCGCCCTTTGGCACGTCTAAATCTGGACTTAGATACAATCTTCCATCATATTCTACAGAGGCTGTCACGCCCCTTTCTGTAGCTTTTAGACCCTTCAACGAAACACGACACGGAATATTCGAATGTAATGGAACCATTTTTTGTTTCGTTACACTACCTTCTTTAACAGGTTTTTTAACTGAGATATCAGCCTTATGCTGATAAAGGGTTGTCAGTGCTTGTTTCATTCTGTTATTCATTTTATGGCAACCTCCGGACACTATTCAATAGTGCAGTAAAATTACCATTAATTGAAGAACTAGCCAGTGACTGCTGCAGTCTTAGCCGCTTATCTGCATAAACAACTTTTGTGTCTCCTTCTGAGATTTCTTTAACATCTTGATTGGCATTTGTTTCCTCATCATTAATTAATCCAAAAGAATCTATAAAGTTACTGGCTAACATGACAATAGTTTGAAAAATAGAATCCGGAAATTCTTCAATAGGTATGTGCGTATAGAGAGAAACATCATTAAGTACTTTATCAATTACAAAATCCAAAACCATTTCATAATGTTTCATGTATGCAGCATCATCTGGTTTTTGGGGTTCTTGTAAAAACTCAAGCTTTTCTTTAATCTGTTCCTTGTATTCTTTTAAGTCCATAGGCTATTTCGTTGCATTTTCTAAAGCAGAAACACGACCTTCTAAAGTAGTGATTGCACTAGTAGCCGTAGCTAATTCACTTTCCAAATCTGTTTTCACTTTATCAATAGCAGATTGCAAAACAGTTTTTACTGCATCCAAATCAGATTGACTGACTCCTTTTCCTTCAAAAATTGCATCAAACAATGCTCCATAATCAGCAGCTGTGGGCTTATCTCCATTTTCAAAGAGCGCTTTTAATTCATCAATACTCATTCTGTTCCTCCAATAAGTGTAAGTAATTCATCCTTTTTTGCTGTACTTGGATAAGCAATAGATTGGCTATCTAAGTACGATTTAATTTCAGCAACTGTTGATGATTCATTAGGAATTGAA